ATGTGCAGCCACTATCAGTCGTTGAAGGACGCCGAGCTGTTGCTCAAGAAGTTCGGCGTTACGCGGCCGGGCATACTCGGCAAGTACGATATGTGGCCGCGATACCAGGGCGTGTTCGTCCGCCGGCCACCGGAGCATGACGCTGGCGACGACGCGGTGCCGCCTATAGAAGCCGTAGGAGGCCGTTGGGGTCTCATATCGTCATCCACCGTGCCCGACAAACTGGCAGGCGCCGAGAAGCTATCCACCTTCAACGCCCGCGACGACCGCGTCGCCAACTCCTTCACCTTCCGCAACGCCTGGCGCCGGGCGCAGCATTGCGTTATCCCTGCGGACGCGATCTTCGAGCCGGACTGGCGATCTGGCAAGGCCGTAGCAACACGCTTCACCCGGGCCGACGGCGCGCCGCTGGGCATCGCTGGCCTATGGGACCGTTACCGCGACGCGACGGGCGCGTGGCGGGAGAGCTACACGATGCTCACCATCAACGCCGATCAAGATCCGCTGTTCCGCGACTACCACCAACCCAACAAAGAAAAACGCATGGTTGTGATCCTTCCCGAGGGCGCGTACGGCGACTGGCTCACTGCCAGCGCCGATGACAGCCGCGGCTTTCTCGTACCTTTTCCCTCCGACAAGCTGGTCGCAACACCGGCGACCTGACACCATTTCTCCCGCACTATACTGTATATCCATACAGCTCTAGCGCAGCAGAACCATGCTTTGCTCGGTCGTCCGCACCCACTATCTCGGCCAGAAGCGCCGAGACAATGACCCTTCCCCAGCTGTCACGGGCACCGTTCGGATGTACTCGATCACGCGCGAGGACATGCGGCGCCAGGTGCGCGTCATGACGATGGACGGCCTAGCCAAGTTCGGCGCGACCGAGAAGGGGCCGATCCCTGACCTGCTCGAACCGGAGCTGCTCACTTTCTGTTCCGACAGAGGAATGATGGCTTGCGGCTTCGAAGAGATCGAGGGTCGACGCTACTACCAAGGATGGTGGATTAGGTGGCTTCCAGAATGAATACAGACCGCTTAGTCATACGAGGCTCCCAGTCCTCGGACTGTGCGACTAATGGCGATATGATCCCATCCGGAACGACAATAGCCGACGAGGTCAAATGGACGGGTTAACGGAAATTTGCAGCGAATCTCAGGCTCGCATGGAGGGCCAACGATGGGCCTATGCGCATGGTTTCGGACAGGCACAAATGAGCGACTTTGCCGCGACTGTATTTCGATCAGCTGGAACGCAAGTCATATCTCATCGCGCCCTTCTCGATGAGCTGCAACGATTTGCACGTGCTTGCGATCACGTCGACACCCAGTGGAGCACCTATGGAGCCCAAGAATGGAAGCTGCGTGATGACTGGATCTTGGAGACTGTCAAACACCTGGCACTCGTCAATATCGCCGGTCTCGCTGGCGCCATCGCGCTTTACGCTGCAAATCAATCTCTGGCCCTCAAGCTCTCGATAGGCGCATTTGGCATCGGCTTACTACTCGCTGTTATCGACCTATTCGTTAACGCGAAGGCGCATTATCTGAACGGATTACGTGCCAACGCATTGCGAGGCGGAGTTAAACAGGCGAAGTCCTGGGACGACCTCGACGCGACTGCCAAAGCAAAATGGTCGAGCGATAGCGGGGACCGATGCACTGAGTGCGCTGAGGTAGCCGGCGGGGTGTCCGCATTACTCGCCATTATTGGCATGGTCTCTCTCGTCTCGCACCTTACCTAGCCGCACCATGACCCTGTAGGCGCCGGGCGCTTTCGCTATGTATGGCTCGGGCATGCTCTCGCGGTCACCGGCGAAAACTGTATTTCAAGGGGAGATCCGTCAAACGGTTTCTAGGAGATCGATGCGTCGACCACCGCGCCAGTCGTGGTCGACGCAGCTTCCCCGCGAGACAACAGGCAAGGATTTTTGCGTTGGCGCGAATGTCGGGCGCGAAGGCGTGACAATTTTTTCTGCACGTGGCACATTCATCCGTCTACTAGCTAGGAGGATGATATGGACATGAGCAATGCTGATGTGTACGTCAGGAAAGAAGACGGAAGTAGAAGCGGCCCCTTTCGAGGCACGCTTTCCGCAAAAAGCTTGATCGTCAAAGACAAAAAATTTGACGTCGAGGAGGGCGATCTTATCGTCCGCTCCTTACCAAGCGGGAGAGAAGAGGCATATCTCGTGAGGACCGCGCAATTCTATGAAGGATTTGGTGGAATTGCTCAGCACTGGCAACTGGTCATCGAAAAGACGACCGCCCTCCCGCCCATTGCTAGCCACGCGCCCACGGTAAATATTCATAACTCCACCGGTATCCAGGTCGGCAATGGCAATCTCATGAATTTCCAGACTGCCATCAACGAGATGATTAAGCGCATTGACGATTCTGACAGCTCGGCCTCCGAAAAAGCTGAGGCGAAATCTCGCTTGCAGGCCTTCCTGTCCCACCCTCTGGTGGGTAGTATTGTCGGCGGGATCGTGGGCGCTTCGTTTTGATAATGCGGATGGGCGCTCAAAGTCTACGGAACTTGCAGCGCCCGGATGTATCCTTGCAGACCATTCACTTGGTCGGCCCACCGAGCAGCATCTTTTCCCAACTGCTCATATCGTCCGAGACACGATCCAATAATTCCGATCCAGTCGGGGCCGGCTGCATCAAGTCCGCCGCCGGCGCTGGCAGTTTCGGAGCGACGGTGGGCAAGCTGGCGCAGCAACCCGTCAATGCGGCCACGCTGAGCGGCAACAGTCTTTTCAGCAGCTTCCCGCGCCAGCACGGCGCCCCGGTGTTTGGCATCAGCACGATCTCTTTCCTCCTGCCACGCGCGCTCGACGGCCGCCTGGCGTTTTTCGATTTCCGCCTGCTTGGCATACGCGCCGGCCTCGTACTGGCTGGCGCCATACCAGCGCACGCCGACGACCGCCGCGGCGAGCAAGGCAGCGCCGATCAGATAGGGCAACGCAGCGCGCAGTAGCGGTTTCATACGCGCCCCTTCCAGTCGCGCGGGATTTGGAAGTGCGGGCCGTCCTTGAACGACTTCCAATCACCGCCCCACTCCACCGGCACGCCCAGTTCGGCAGCGCAAGCCTTGACTACCGCGGCCAGATCGACAAACGCCTGCCAGTTGTTCCACGGGATCGCGCCTGCCACCAGCGGCGCCAGGTCAACCGCATGACTCAGGCCATCGGCTTGCGGCAGGTGATAACTGGCCATCGTCTTGCTGCTGCCGCGCGCGACATATTCACGCTGCTGCGCGGCCGTGCGCACGCCCTCGATCACGGTGAAGTCCACCTGCGTGCGCTGGATCGCCAACTGCACGACCGCCACCAGATCGGGGTGCACTCCGCTCAAGCGCGTCAGACTGCGCTGGGAAAGCTGAAACTGGTTCATTGCTTGGGGCTCCTAATGTGCTTGGCCGTCACAGCGGCCACGTAGAAGGCGGCAGAGGCCGCGAGCGCGGCATCGCCTGCGCTGGCCCAGCCAGCCATGAAAACACGGCACGCCGCGCCGGTCGCCGTCAGGCAGACGGCCGACAGGCCGATCCGCTCTAGCGTTGTGTCTTTGATCCCTCTGGCGAAGACCGCCAGTCCCGCGCCACCGGCAACAACCAGCCAGCAAACGAAGGCCATGACCGCCCACAGCGTCAGAATGATGGTGCTGTCCATGTCACGCCCCTTTGCCGCGCACGCGGTCGATGACGGCCTGCCAGAGAGCCGGAATGGGGATCGCCTGCACGGCCTCCCAGGTGCGCGACACGATAGCCATGCCAAACATGCCGGTCAGGAAGCCAGCCAGGCCCTCGGGAATGCCCAGCATGAGCGACAGGTACGGCGCCGCGTAATACGCCACCAGCGAACCGCTGACGGCCATACTCAGCCGCGCGGGCCAGGACCCCTGCAGATAGCGCATGGACACAGCCGCGCCAAGTAACCCGGCAAACTTTGCCGCGAAGGCGTCGAAGTCTTGAATGTTCAATCGCGTCCCCTATAGACGTAAAAAAGCCCGCTTGAGGCGGGCGTAAAATGCGCGGTCGAATAACGAACGCCAGACACAAGAAAATGCGGCAAAACTACGTACCAGGGTTTGTCTACGCACGCGCGGTGCTATCGCTGTTCGTAGTGCTTTGGCACGCCCACGCGATTCCGAGGCCAACATCTGGTGGCGTCACGCTCAATAATGTCCTGAACTACCAGCTTCTGCTGATAGCCGTGCCTGGCTTCGTCCTAATTTCCTGCTACTTGTTCGTCCTGCATGGCGGCGGGATGGAGCGACTGAAGGCGGCGTCCGGGCGAATGGCAGCGTTGCTGATTTTCTGGACTGCAGTCTTCTACGTCGGGACGTCAGGATGGTCTGGTCTCGTCGATTTTGCGAAGCTTTTTCTCGACAACCCGCTCAAAGCCTTCATTGGTGCAGCAGGGACTGTCTATTATTTTTTCGCTTCGCTATTGTGTGCATTGGCCGCAACCGAATTGTGCCGCCGCGGCTCCAGCATCACCAACTTGGTAGTCTTGGCAATCTCATCGGCATTGCTTGTCGGAATGCCGCTGCTGAAGCAAATCTCGCCCTTTTTGTCTACGCACTGGAACCCCCTCAACTTTCTGCCGTATGCGCCCGCTGCGGTACTGATCGTGCGGCACCAAGAGCGTGTGTCCGCGCTCATGGTGGCTGGTGCTTGCGTAATTATCAGCGCCGTCCTTGCGACGATGGAATGGACATTGCTCCCAATATCAACCACAGATTGGGTTCCTCCGTATACGAGGATCTCGCTGGTTCCTACAGCGATCGCCATCGTTTTTGGCTGTTTGAGCGTATCGAGGAGTCCGGGCCGCGTCGCCCAATACATGGCCGACCGTTCTCTGGCCCTTTACTGCCTGCATCCACTGGTGCTGACCGCCCTCGGAGCCGCACTTGGCGAGGGATGGCCTCTGGCGGGATTGGCCATAGCGATCAGTTACCTGGTTGCCGCCTGTATCCTCCCTCGTATCTTGATGCCTGCGCTGTACCGATGATCGCTAGACTTCGGGAGAATCAGGCCAGCCGGGATCAGCGTGCGTAACGTCCACCCGGTTGACATCAACTCGGTAGGCCTTCCACGCTGCCAAACGCGCAATTTCCTCTTCCGATGCAATATTCAGGTCTACCGCATCTTGCAAAGGCGCAATGCGTAAGGTGGCTGTCTCGAGACGATTATCTCGGGCGCGAGAATTAAACGCAGCGATCTCTTCCACGGATCGAACTGCCTGCTCGGCCATAGGCGAACCGTCTGCCGATGCGACGATGACAAAGCCGTTGGCCGTGGCCTCCATCATGCGCGCGTAGGTCTCATCATCGACCGGCACTAAGTCGGTGGGCCAAGATCCAGCCTGCTCATACAGCGATTGGTCGATATCGAAATAAAAGCCGGCAGTGCCGGGCGAAAAGTAGATTTGCATTCCATTACCTCCCGAGGGCGATCCACCAAGTTTGACCAGGCTGTGGAAGCTGAGCCGTGTTGTAGTTCGAAACCAAGAATTGCGAGGGGCTGACAGCCTCGAAACCACACCCGGCTCCGTTTTGAGACCATGCTCCATAGCCGGCCATGCCGGCTAGCGCGCCAGTCGGAAAGGCTTTTGGGAAAGTCCGGTAATCCGTCGACGTGGTGGATGCAGTCACCTTCCCGAACTGCAGAATCAGGCCCCCAGGCAGCACCTGAAAGCTATTGGCCCCGAAGGATTGGTTGGCGCCCTTCAGCGCATCCGCCAGCTTCTTCGGGGTTAACAGCACGCTGTCGTCGGTCATCGCCTGCGCCTGGGTCGTGGACGCAACTTTCGCCGTACCGGCCTGAGCCTCAGAAGCAGAGAAATTACGTATCATCCATTCGATCGCGTCGCGCAATTGTGCGGGGTCACCCTCATTGGGCTCGAACCCCGCCCGCGCCTGCACGGCCAATATCGAATCCGTGACGGCATTCCCCCACCCGGCCGGGATCAATGACCCCGCGCGGCCGGCGATCGGATCCTCATCAACAAACCGACCCGCAACCAATCCCACACCGGGGACACTCTTCGGATAATCCATCGTTACCTCACTGATATTCGAAAATGACGTGCGTGTGCGCGGGCCGGTAGCGCCGCACAATGCACTCAATGATGTTGTTCGGGTTCGCGCCGAAGCGCTCGCCCCACTGCGTGACGCCAAACCGTGCTCCGCCAGCTCGGCGGGTGCCGAGGTGGAACTTCCACAGGAATTGCTGCCGCCGCGTGCCGAAACGCGCCTGGCCAAAGATCGACCGGCCGAAGCGTGGCGCCCTGTATTCCTCTACCCAGGCATCTGGATAACCGAGCTTGCGTGCGATCTCCACGAAGTAAAGCGGATCCTGTCGACCCACCTCTCCGAAGCGCCTTACAACCTCCGCCCGGCGCTCGGCGAAGCCGCCCTCCGCGCCGAGGCAAGGATCAGGCAGACCAAGCACCCGCTCCCAATCCTGCAAAAGCTCGCGCACGCCGGACGGCACCATTTCGCCGAGCAGATCCACCGCGCGTGCATCGACGCGCGAAAACTCTCTCGCCAGGGCTCGTAGAACCGCAACCAGCTCGGGCACGGCTTCGACGTCCCAAGCCGGGCCCGGCGGCAGCAGTGCGAGGAGCTGCGAGCTGTAATCCTGCTCAGACCTCACAGCCATTCGACACCCCCGAAGGTTGGCAACTGATGCTCCGCCGGCACCACGTCGGCCGCCGGAGCCACGAGGCGGTGATCCTCTTCGCCCGGCGTTGCGCTGATGGCCTCCCCGATATGCGTCCAGAGGAGCCGTCGCCCCAAGTCCGCCTCCCTCAGATGCAGATCGCGGAGCGCCGCCTCCACCCTTGCGCGAAGCATCGCGCTATCCGGCGTTAGCGCGATCCGATACTGGACCGGTAGCGGCTGCGGGGCGAGGACATACACCTCCGCAGTAACCGGCCGCTTTGCCTCTAAGTGCGCCTGCACGGCGTCGATTGCCTCCGCGCCCGGTATTGGGTCGGCATCGTTGTCTCGTACGAAGAACACCGCGACAGTGCCTAGCCCCAGATGATTGCCACGCGCCCATGCGCGCGTGACACCCGGCACCTCCGTAGCCCAACTTTCGTAGTCCTCCTCATCGCCGCCGTGCGGCACGCGGCGAAAGTCCGCAATCACGCGAGCCCGCCACGCCTCGAGACGCTCCTCGTCAGTCCCGGCCGTCAGCCCACCGGCCGCAACCTCGCCCTGGTCTTGGACCCCGACATTCGGCGACACCAAGGACAGCGTTAGCCCGGCCGGCGCGTTACCGGCCACACCGGCCACCGCAGCACGGACGGGTACGGTCTCGCGATCGGACCCGAATACGACAGTCTGCGTCGTGCGGTACTGGCGACCATCCTGCGCCTGGAGCAGCGCGCCGGCGTCGAGCACCGAATGGACCGCACCCCGCATGACCACACCGCCAACAGCGCTCGAGGCCGGCGTCCTTGGTACCACTTTCATCGCCGCCCAGCGCGCAAGGACGTCCTCGTCGCAAGTGTCGGGCAAAATCTGCCGAGACAGCCATCCGAGGAATCCGTAGAGCCCGTACGTCGCCCCAGCATGGCAACGCGATAGAACCTGTTGATCGGAACGGCGCAGTGCCGTGTCAGCCAGCGCGGTCAAATCGCTTTCCGCGCGAGTGACCAAGACCGGTAGCGAAGGAATTTCAAAAGGCATTTGTTATCACCTGCCATATATCGTTGAAGTCCGCGAGCAGCTCCTTCGCACCATCGGCATGCACTCCGACGACGCGCATCGCCAGTCGCTCTCGCCCCTGTCGCTCCGCTTCGATCTCAACCCGCGTCAAGATTCCGTCGTCGATCATCCATTGCAGGGACTCGTGCGCATACGCGATTGCGTCCAGGCGCGTCTGCTCCGTCAGCGTGCGGCGCCGAAGCAGCCACAAGCGCGACCCGATGCGATCGTCAGTGCTCGCCGGAAAGGAGTCACCCCACCAGCCCTGTAGGTCCGCGTCGTCGACCGGGTCGCTATCCAGTGCCCGCCGCCATGTGAATAGGCTGATAACGACCGCCCGCCCGAGCGGGGTAGTCACCCCGGTTACGTATCGAATGTCCATCAGACCGGCCCCCCGCTCGTGCCAGAGCCAGGCTGCACGTCCCTATGCCGATGGTCTTGAACGCTGGTCTGGCCGGCGACAATGTCCTGTTCGGCCCTGATGCCTCCGGATGCCGAAACAACCTCTGCATTCAGCAGGATGCCTTCTGGCGCGTTCAGCTCGCAGCGCTTGGCGTTCAGTCGGAAGACCTCCGTAGTGACCTCGACGGTCCGCCCGCGCCTAAGCACAACCGAATCGCCTTCGTCTGAATAAATGGCGACCTCGCCGGCCTCGAGGCCTACGATCCTGTATCTCCGATCGGCAGCACAGATAACAACGCCATGCGATCGGTCTCCCCCGATAAACGCGACCACAGCCTCCGCACCAGGATGCGGGTGAGAAGTCCATCCGTACGGTTCAAAGTGCTCGACGTCGCCCTTTACCTCTCCCGCAGTAAGCCGCACCTGAATAGCCTGAAGCTTGCGCCCAGCATTCACCACGGCCACCACACCACGGGCCACAACATTGCGCACCGCATTACCCAAGGCACTCATGACTATTCCTCCCAATCTTCGGGCAACAGGTACTCGAAGGCGTCGCCGCCCTTTCCCTTCTTGCGCTTTCTTCCCTTTTTATGCGTGGGCTCCGGGATATACCCTTCTGGCGGCGCCAGGGTCATACGCGACACCATGCCGCCATCCCCGAGCACATAGGAAACTTCGACGATGAGCATGTCCCGATCGAACCCAATCAGATCGTCCCGCACCCTCGCGACGAGGTTTGGCCGCCACAGCGAGCCATCGCTCTGCCGCCATCCCTGGACCACATACGACACTTTCAGCGCCCGGCTCAGCCGGTAATCCCGCTCCCACTCGACGCGGCGCTGCGCCAGCGCCGGCGTAAGCTGCCCGCTCGGATTTACCTTGAGCATCCGGCGGCGCTCGACGCGTCCGTCGGTCACGCGAGCGGAGACTTCAGACGCGGCAGCCGCGAACTCCTCATCAGAGCCTGACCGCTGCCCGACGCACCGGTACTCGGAGTACAAGTTCGCGAAGTCGAGCGCGGCGTCACCCTCCTTGATGTTCTTGCCCAGGATCAGGGCATCGGCCGCCCGTCCTTCACTGCCTGGCCGAGCCATTACCAACCGGCCGCGCCCGTCATCGGTCGCGAACAGCTCGGACAAACTGAGGAGCCGGTCGATCGACTCGAACACCGTTTCCGTCGGTTCGACGCTATGGTCCGCGACCACGGCGCCGTCGCGAATCTCATCGACCACCGCGACTCCGTACGAGCCGGCCAGCGCTCGCACGATCTCCGCCACCGACTGCCCGCGCCATTGGCCCGGCTTTTCGTCCACCGTGCAATCAATAAGATCCGCCGTGAGAGACCGCCCCGTAACCGATACGGTCACCTCCGTAGCGGAGTACCGGATCGGCGTCGCAAAGACATAGCCGGTCAGCACCAGATCTCGCCCGATCCTGACCTCGCAGCGCGCTCCCTGTCGTATTCGCACCGGCTGCTCAGCACTCCCCGGCCACCGCCACGTAACGGACAGCGAGAAGTCCCGCGCGAGCCGTTCAATGCCGGCTCCTATCTGTATCTCCTTCCATCCGCTGTAGTCCTGTCCATCGACCGTCAGCGTCACTGCGTTTTCTGGGTCAACCTGTTCCGCCACGTCCACCTCCAATCAGCATAAGTTCGCGCGCGGGCAGAAACCCCGGATGCTGGACCCGGTTGCGCGTCACGATTTCGCCCGCACGCGTCGCGTCGGCGTATTCCCGGTACGCCAGGACGAGCCCCGGCATAACCGCGACCGGTGAGTAACTCTTCAGCCGCAGCCCCCTTAGGCCGACTGCATCCAGATGACGGCCTGCGGCCTGGCGGGCGGTCGCGAGCGCTTCGTAATGCTCGGGCGGTGCCTCCAGGGCAGCGCTCCAGATCGCCGCCTTCAACTCATCCCGTACGCTCCGCACGTCATCCACGACCGGTAGGTCGCGCGCCTGGTCGCCGAGCATCGTCTCAGCCACCTCGAGGCCGTTGCTTGCATCGACCCGCACGGCCTGCTGCTTTGCGGAGTCGACCGCAACCATCGCTGACGGGCGCCTCGGCGGGCTACCTGTCGGAAGGACCGACACATCGCGCACGGCGTCCACTATCAACGCATCTCGGGTCAGAGCCACAATCCCGCCCACCAGCGCGGAGGTCACCGGCTCGCTGGAGCGGTTCACGCCGGCCAGACCGCGAGCCGCGTCGCTTTTGCCGAAAACTCCCTGCAGGGAGATCAAGCCGCCGCCCTTCGCAGAACTGCCAAAGCCGCCGAACTCCCTCGGCACTTCGTTCACGAGCGAGAACAGCATCGCGGCAAATTTATCGGGCGCCGTCACAATGTCCGAGTAAACCTGCTGGACCGTCCGAAAGGCGGACCGCAACGGCGACGTCGTCTGGTCGAGGAAGCCGCGTACCTCGCTCAGCGCTCCGAGGACAACCTTGGATTGCGCCTTAGCCATATCAAGCGCGCTCGTGACGTCCGAGAATCGCGACAGTGCAGACGTCTGCACGCCCGACGCAGCCAGGTCGGCGCGTACTGCCGAGTTAGCCGTGCCCACCGGGAAAGCGGTAGCGGCACCCTTGATGAACTCGAGATCGAAGCGGACCACGCCGCCCTCGGACTCCGAGTGAGAAACGTCGACGCTCGTGCAGACCACTACCTCACGCCCATACCAGGGATGCACCAGCTCCCCGGCGCCAGGATCTTCCAGCACCTTCAGCAATGCGTCTCGCTGATTGAAGCAATCTGGGCCTGCAACCCACGCCACCATTTTGTAGTTGCGTGTAGCCAGACCCATGTCTTCGACCATCGGTACATCCCGCTTCGGGTACTCGTGGAGCACTGTGCGCCGGCCGCGCCGCCCGCTGTCCGCGTCGACAAGAAATGGCACCCCTCGAAAGGACGCCGTTTGCTTTTCTTCTTTCCAGCCCATATCAACCCACCTCACCCAGCGTTCGATAACCAACGGATGGGCTAACGCTCAGACCGGATTGATTGGTCTTCACGCTTTCCACCCGCATACCCTGGGGCGCACCTTCAAAACGGATGCGCAGATCGCCATCCAGTTTGGCCGGCATGGCGGCGCTGGGCGAAGCAGCCAGGCCTGCGCCACCACCACTCTCGCGAGCAGCCTCGTACGCCGCCATGCTTTCGCCCACCCCTCTTCCCACCAGCCCGCCTGCAGCTGGCCCGGCCACATCGGCGCCCGCCGGCGGAGCGGCGGGCTTAGAGTCCCCCCAGCCGAACACCCCGCCAACCTTGTCCTTCAGCCACTGAAGGCCGCCGGTGATCGGCTCGATGTAGGTCTTTATGCGCTCCCACAGATTCTTGAACCAATCCACAAGCGGCTCCCAGTTCTTCATGACCAGGCCGAGCGGCGTCGCGTTCAGAAAGGCCCCTTTCAGTCCCTCCCAGGCCACCGACGCGCCCGCAACCACCGCCGCCCAGATCCCGTCAAAGAATCCTGTCACCGTGGACCAGACTCCCTGTATGCCCTGCCATGCAGCATTGCCCCAACCTTCGATACTGCTCCACAGCTCGCTAAACCAGGGACCAACCGTGGACCAATTGGCGAGCAGGAAGCCCGCCGCCAACGCCATACCCCGAACGACCATGCCCAGCGGGCTCATCGAAACGACAGCGTTGAGCGCCTTCATGGCAAACGCCGCTCCGACCATCGCCACGCGGATCGCTCCGAAAGCGAGCGCCGCGCCCAAGACGCCCTTGACGAGCCATGGATTCAACTGGATCAGACCGGTCACCCGATCGATCATTGGGCCGGCCGCACCGATAAAGCCATTGATGGGCGGCAGGAGTGTTGAGCCGATGGCGTTCCCCAGCGCAACTGCACGGTTTTGCAGCAGCTGGATGTTGTTGGCCGTGGTCGCCGCCCGTGCCTCGTACTCCTTGTTCATCGAACCGGCGTACTCAGTCTCGGCAGCCACGTTCGCGAGGTTTCGCTTGAGCAGGTCCAGGTTGTTCAGCATCGGGGCAATCGCGCCGATCGATTCACGCCCGAACAGTGACTGCAGCACAGAAGCCTGCTTCGTCTTATCGACCTTACTGATCGCGGTCAGAATCCGCACGATCGTTCCCTGCGCGTCCTTCTGCATGTCGACCGCGACCTTCTTCGCATCCATGCGCAGCGCCTTGAACACCTGCTGCTGTTGCTTGGTTGCGGAGGCGCCGGAAGTGAGCGTCAGCATGAAATTTTTCATGCCGGTCGCCGCAACCTCCTCCTGCACCCCCATCCCAGCCAACGTCGCGCCCATCGCCGCAATCTGGCCAGACGCTAGCCCTGCAACTTCACCCAGCGGACCAATGCGGGTCACAATCGACGAGATCTGCTTCGCGGAGGCTGGCCCGTTGTTGCTGAGATAGTTGATCTTGTCAGCCAGCGCCACGACCTCGTCCTGCGTCATGCGGAACGAGGTGCGCCACTTTGCCATCATGTCGCCCGATTCCTCAGCAGTGCTGTCGAATGCAACCCCCATCTTGACCGCGTCCTCCGCGAACCGCGTCAGCTCGCCCCGTGCCAAGCCCGCTTGCCCACCCGCTGCGACAATCGCCGCAATGTCCTTTGCCGCCATCGGCAGGCGCGTGGACATCTTGATAACGTCCTGCCCCATCTCCTTGAACTGCTGCGGCGAGTCAAAGTCCACGACCTTGCGGACGTCGGCCATCGCAGATTCAAATTCGATCGCCGCCTTCGCGCCTGCAATGAACGGAGCCGCGAAGGCTCCGCCCCGCACAACGTCGCCCAAGCTAAAGCCTTTCGAGAGGCTGCTCGATTCGAGCGTCTTGCGAAACCCGGCCACGCTCTTTCGTGCGCCAGCCAGCGTGGGCGAGAGCTTGTCGACGCCCGTAATCAACGCCTTTAGCTGGAACTTTTCTCCGGCCATTTGCTATCCCTCCTGCTGCTCACGCGGCTGCGCGATGCGATCCCACTCCTGCGCCTGCTCGAGCAGCAGCTCGAGCGGGCGTGACATGGTTACTTCCGGGTCTATTCGCCAGAAGTACGCGACGTTGTAGACAAGGCGTCGGAGCTCGTCGTAGTTTGCGACGCCGATCCCAAGAAAAAACCGGCCACCTTCCACGCCAACGCGTTGAAGTCGGCCAGCTCAAGCTGATCGACAGCGCCGAGCGGGATGCCGGTCATACGCACGATGTACTTGGACGCCGCGTCCGCGTCGATGCGCACCGACTCATCGGTCGCAACGTGGTACGGAAGCGCCTTAACGGCGCGAGCATCAGCCGGTGTCAACTTACGCAGCGTGAGAGTCGTCAGCTCTTCGTTGTGGGCTTTGATGGGCTTGGACAGCGGGTATTCTTCCGTCATTGCCAGACTCCTTTCACGCCGTCGAACTGCAACTGCACCTTGCCGTCATCGCCGGTGGATACCGGTTCGCCCACCTGGTAGGCCTCCGACAAAACATACGTACGCCCGTTCTTGAATTCGCAGGTCACGGTCATGCTCGTCGCGTCCTGCAGCTTCTTCAACGAAAGCGCCGGCGTATGCAGCGCATCGACCTTCAGGTAAGGGATTCGATCCGTTTCCGAGTAATACCCCGGGCGCAGACTTTCGCGCGTGACGTCCGTGGTCGGCGCTTCCGCCGCGCCTGTTACTTCAATCTGCTCTCCGTCCACTTTGAAATAGACGGTGCCGGCAACCTTTTGCCCCATGACTTAACTCCTGTCTCAAATGAAAAAGGCCCGCACGTGGCGGGCCTTCTGATTGGTACTGCCTGCGCTTACGACGCGTCGGGATACTGCTGTCGGAACTGATTGAGCAGCGCCACGACGCGCAGCTGGTTGACGTAGTCGGGCGGGAACAGGATGTTGACGCGGTTCGGATTCTGAGCGTCGCGCTCGACGATCAGATGCTCCTGAAACGCTTCCATGTTCTCCACGATCCCCTCGCGCTCGAGCGCGCTGTACGCCGCGATCAGCTCGTTGCGAATAATGCTGGGCGTTACGATGGCCTGGCCGGCACCAAATCGGGTGCCGTCGTTCGCGAGCTTATGCCGACCGTACTTGCTCGTGATACGCCCCTTCAGGAAGCGGATGATGTACGCAGACTGGTGCATCGTCTCGCTGTCGAGGTAGGAATCATCCGGCTGTCCGTACGCGTTGCGCTGGTAGGTCGTTACCGCCCGCTCAATCCGTACGCCGTCCACCGTGCAATACGACGTCGCAATCCCGGACCACAGGAGCGATTGCCGCTCGACAAGCAAGAACCGCTTACCCTCAGCGGGTGGCGCGATCCCGGTCAGCTCGCCAGTCTGCGTCGGCCGCGCGGGGTCAGTGGAAATGAATACCGCCTGGCGAGCCGCGTATGCCGCGCCGACTTTCCATGCCGGTGCAGACGTCTGCACTTCGAACCCATGAACCGTGTGATGCTGGTCATTGCGCGTCCGGCCTTCCGTGACCAATTCACCCACCGTCCCGCGCCGGGCCGTCTAGACATGGCCGTACAACATCTTGCTCCACGACCAGCGACCGCTGCTGTCATCCATCCACGCCTTGAAAGCATCGAGCGAGGCGGTGTCGGTGAAGGTGTGATAGACGAACTCAAATTCCGCGTCACCCACCTTTGCGAGCAGGTCTTCCATGTCAGGCACGCCGGCGCCGCCAGTGAGCTGGGTGATATCGAGAACCAAGCCGCCCGGCGTTCGCTCGCCGCCGGCGCTGCCGCGAAGGTTCACGCCAAGGCGAATGTCGTTTCCGAGCAAGCCCTTGAAGGTCGCAGTCAGCGTCACCTCCGAGCTGCTCTCGGGCAACGCAGCCGCACGCACGCTCAGCCCCTTATCGTTTACTGCGGCGGCGATCGCGCTACCGACCGCTGCAGCAGTCATGCCGCTGGCGACCGTGATCTGGACGCGGTCGTCACCGACGTAAAAGCTCAGCACCCCTGCTTCCGTCGCCACGCCCGACACGACCACCTTGCCGGCCGCAGCAGTGCCTGCGGAAAGCTTGACCGGCAGAATCCAGACCTCGCCCATCGGATCGCTGCGGCGCCACGTCGAGTAGGCCTGCGCGAGCGGGGATCCGACACCGGCCAGGGCGCGAACTTCGCTATCCTGGCTGGCGATCACCAGCTCGGCGGGTGCGGTGGAGCTGTCGTTGGCGGGCGCCATGATGAGGCGGCGCAACTGGGTCGACCCGCTGTTCGCCTGGGAGTTGTCCATCTCCGAATAGAACAACGGTACGCGCAGATCACCCGGGATCGAGTTAAAGGAGATCATTTCGTGCTGCCCCCTGCCTTCTTGACCGACCCCTGCTCGGCGACGGTCACGTCCTTGTCTTCAATGCGACGGATCCAGTAGGGATCGCGCACCACCTTGCGCCCTTCGCTGGGCAGCATATCGCCGCGCGCGGGATCCGGAACGGTCCGGCCAGGCGCGGGTACCACGTGAATTTCAGGTTTCGCCATGAGGCAACTCCATTCTTGCTTCGTGTTCAATCCGGCCGTCAGGGCCGGGCTTTTTAAGGTTCGGATCCGCCATCGGATCAATCGCATCCAGGCGCAGCGTGCCTCCGGTGAATGGCGGCAGGCCGTCCCGTTCGTACTCTTCCCATGTCTCGGCCGGCTTTCCGGGTGAGTCGTCATACCCTGCGCGACCGAGCGTGAAGCCAGCAGAAAAGGAGAATCGGTAGACGCAGCGCGAGCGGTCCAACCGCACAAGATCGCCGCCGTTGTAAATCAGACCATCGTATCCGTCGTCAGGCTCCCACCCTGCCAATGCGAGGAGTAGCTGCCGCCTGATTTCGTGCAATAGCTCGGCCTCGAGGTTTCCTTGATCGTCACGCGTGGCAAGTACGACGACCACGTCGATCGAATCGCGGATCTCCTGAAGATACGAAGTCTGCGATTGCGTATCGGCTGCATCATCCTCGGCCTGGATGACGTACGCCGCCGGCGGCTTCATGTGGGCCGAGCCCATCACCACGTCAGTATCGAGCCCTCCGGCTACGCGACCTTCAAACGCCGGCACGTACTGCTTTATGTGCTCGACGACCGGAGATATCCGCATTTCGCCTCCTTACTTGAGTGCTTGAGCCAGCGCCGCAGAAAGCACCGACCGTATATTTCCGGCCTGCTCTTCCAGGGCATCCGTCATGTAATTGCCGCGCGGCTTGACACGCCACTTCCCGTCCTTGACCTGCGCGTGACGGTCCTTGCGCCGGGGCTTACCCGTCACCCCGTAGAAGAGATACGCGGGATAGAAGTCCTCGCCCATGGCGGGCGTCTTGAATGGTGCCACGCGGACAAGGAAGCCCGGGCGGCTCACCTTGACAGAAATGCTGCGCGCCAACGTCCCGCGCCGGCCTGCCGGATAGTCTTCGAGCGCGGAGCCCTTGCGGATCCGCTTACGCGCCGCGACCTGCACCAGGCGACCGACGCGTCTGAACCCTTTCCGTACTTCCCTGCGGTCAAAGTCCAGCCGCCTGTAGCTGTCCCAGCCCTCTACGTGCATCGCAGCCCGAAGGCCCGAGGGTTTAGCCATATCGCGACTCGCTGCCCAGCTCCTCCACCTCCACCACGCAGAACCGGCGAGCGCCGCCCACGTCGCTGCGGCGGCGAACGCTGTACACGATTGACTCGTGAACAACCACGCAGTCGGTATCTATGTCGGCACCCATCTCGGCGCGCATGAATATCCGATGGGTGATCTTGTCGTCGGACTGAATGCCGTTCAGGTAGACGGCCGTGCCGACGGGCTCGATCTTGGCGTCTGCCTCGATACCCTCACTGAACTGCGAGTCAAGACCTCCGCCAGCCTGCGGTAAGTCACTGCGCCGGCAGATCCGCACGACTTCGCGCAGTTCACCCGGTCTCGGGAGTTTCATTCGTGCACCTCCTATACGCCGATCTCGACGCGATGAGGCCACAGCAGCGCCTCCGCGCCGCGTGGCAGCTTTGCCACAGATTGGCCAACGACGGCATCCTCCCGATGCTCGTACAGGCTTCCCACCGTGAGGAGCAGCGCCGCCTTCACATCCGCCCCGGCCACCAAAACCGATTCCAGCGGTGCGCCGTCCATGACCAGTTGCCGCCGTTCTTCTTCGCTAGCGCACAGCTTGCCGCCGAGATAAGCCTCGGCTGCGACCTGTGCCGCTTCGAGATAAAACGCGATGAGCTCGTCATCCACATCGGTGCGCACGCGCAAGTGCCGCTTCGCCAGCGTGAGGGCGATCAGTGCCATGTCAGCTCGCCCGACGACGCTGCCGAGTTGCCCCCTTGGCGTCCGCGTCGGCCCCCTCTTCCGTGGCGCGCTCCTGGGGCTCCGTGCCACCCGAAGTCGCGGTCGTGCCGCTTAGCAGATCGCCGTTTCCGGCGGAAGGCTCGCCTTGCGCGCTCTGCGGTGCATCGCCGGCCGCGTCCGCTGCACCGCTGCTTGAGCCAGAACCAGCGTCCGTCGCCGCAGCGCCGGCCTCCGCGTTCGGCGGCGCAGCGACTGCGAGCGAGCTATCCGCGCTCACAGCCGCGTCCGCCGGATCGCCGGCACCTGGCGCCGCACCGTCCGCGCCCGTGGTCCCGGAGTCCGTGAGCAGAGGCTGGGCCGGCGTCGCCGGCTCGGTGCTACTGTCGCCGCCCAAGGCAGCCGCGACCGAAACCATGGGTTCGGGCACCGCGCCCGGCCGGGCGTGCCCAAGCTGGATCAATTGCTTGGCATGTCCGGGCGTTGTCACCAGCGCGTCACCCACCGACAACACGGTGTAGCCGTGCAGGAACGAGCGTAGCGCGATCAGATTGATAGTCTGCGTTTTCATCACATCTCCCGAAAAGCTGCCGCCCGAAGGCGGCATAGAGGTTACTGGCCGGCACCGGCTTCCGGCGCGGTGAACGAGCCGAAGATGAAGGCCTCGGGACGCTTGACAGCCATGCCCAGCCGCTTTTCGCCACGGATCGAGATGAGGTTCTTCTCGAAGTCGTCGGCGTTCTCGGTTGAGATCACCACATTCGCATCTTCGCGATCGAAGATCTGCGCCGCGTCGCGGAAGCCGCCGGTCAAGAACTTGCCAAGGAACTGCGCAATCTCGGTCGGCACCACCGGCAGCGCCCACAGGGTCGGCCCGAGCAGCCCCAGCGGATTACCGAGGATGTAGCGGCCGAGCGTGTCCTTCTGCAGCTCGATCTTGGCCCAGTCGATGAAGTGCAGGACGTGACCGGTAGCCGGAACGCGCGCAAGCTGAGCCTGCAGCATGGCGAGGCGCAGGTCGTCGATACCCGATTGCTTCTCCACCTGGAAGGCTGGCGAGAACTCCGATGCCTGCGGCACGATGCCGTGCAACGACGCGCCAGTGCCAGAGCCGAACAAGATCTCGAGCTCTTCAGCGAGGTCGAGGCCGTACCGCATCTCGGAGTCGATGAGGCTGGCGAGTTGATCGAAGTCATCAAGCACCTGCTTCGAAGCCTTGAACATGTGCGCGATAGTCGCGACGGCCTGGATCTTGGCCTCGAACTCGATCCCCGAGTACGGCTTGCTGGCGCCTTCGGCAACGGCACGAGCCGCGTTGACGAAACCGGTCTGTTGCACATAGAAGATCGCATTCGACTTCGTCTTGCCCGGTGCAATCAAGCTGCGCACGAATACGCGCTGCCGGGGCCGGCTCAGGACACCGAGCTGGCGATCGGGCTCGACAGTGCTCGGCGGCAGATCGGAAGACAGCAGCGCCGCGCTCACCGGCACTGACAGGCGCTGACCGGATTGGATGCTCTTGGCGAACGGCTCCAAGCGCTCGGAGGCGATCACCTCACCGCCGAGCGAGCGGGCACCAACCGGCTGACCGCGCGTCGGCAGCTCCGCCACGGTCTGCTCGATTCCCGTGAGTTTGGCTTCCAGCTTGTCATGCACTCCTTTGAGCGCGTTGAATTCCGTGGCCACCTTGTCGACGGAAGCCTTCATTTCTTTCGACAGGTCTCCGGCATTCTTTGCTTCGGTCATGGCCTTGTCGGCGTGCTCGGTGAACTTCTTATCCGCGGCCGTCAGCTTTGCGGTAACTTCTTCGAGCAACTGCTCGATGGACTTGCTCATGAGGATAGACTCCTATTACACGTTTGCGGCCGCGCCGAATCGGTCCGTGACCGACTGCAGCGCAGCCATGGTTTCAGCCGAGACGGCCGGTTGATTGCCGCTCATACGCGGCGAGAACTGAAGGTCGTTGAGCACCTTGCGGCGCTCCGCGAGCGGCATGCCCTGTTTAGCGAGTGCAACCCCTACCCGGTGCAGAGCTTCCGCCTGGCGGTTCGAATCGGAGTCTTCCACCGGATCGCTCGCCAGGTACCCATCGGCAAAGCCTTGCTCGATCGCATCAGTTGCGGTCAGCCAGGTTTCCCGATTCATCATTTCTGCTACGTCACCCGCAGCCAGGCCAGTGCGCTGCGCATAAATGTCAGCCATCGAGGCATCGAAGGGCTTGAGCCATTCCGCGACCTCGACGAGAGCATTTCGATCGCCGGCCGCCCACACCTGGCCGTTGTGAATCATGTAGAAGCCGGAGCGCGCGATCTGGATCTCGTCGGCGGCCATAGCAATGAAAGATGCGGCGGACGCCGCAATTCCGAGGATCTTGACGGTGACCTTTCCCTCGTATTCACGCAGCAGGCTGTAAATTGCCAACCCTTCGAAGAGACTCCCGCCGGGCGAGTTGACCAACACATCGACGTCCTTGCCCCCGATGGAACGGAGCGCCGCCGAGATGCGCCTTGCGGTCACGCCCTCGCCCGTCCAGGGATCAGCGCCGATCGGCTCAAGAATCGTGATGGATGCGTCGCTCTTGTCAGTAGCAGCCACCGAGATTGATGGACGCCAAGATTCCATCGCCCGAGCGCTCAGCTCGAATCCCACGCCGGCGCGAGCGCCGACAGCCGGCGCAGCCGGCAAACTCTTATTTCCCATGGATATTCCTTAGACAGCGTCGGCCGTTGCGGCCGACTCCTCAACTACACCGAGCCACGCCTTGAAAGCAGCGCGCACGCGCTCGCTCTCTGCGCCGATCTCCCCGAGCTTTTCCAGCGCGACGAGGTTCGCCTGCACCGTGTAGATCTCGCCACCCTCAATGGGCGCGAGGTTTTCCTTGGCCCGCACCTCATTTCGGTTCAGCCAACCATCCTGCAGCCCGAAACGGTAGTAAGCCGCGCGGCCGGCACTATCAGCACGCAGCAGCCCCTCGACTGAAAACTCCGCGAACACGTCACCCGCGCTTTCGTCCTCGACCAGGCATCGCAGGATCTCCTGCTCGATGTTCACCAGCAGCGGACGCAGGCAACTCGTCAGAAAGTGCAGGTTCTGACTTTCAACGCTCGAGGCCCAACTACTCTGCTTGTCCATATGCCCGATCATGAACGGCGGGACACCGAACCACCGGCAAATTTCTTCGACGTTGTACGAGCGGGTTTGGAGCATCTGAGCCGCCTCAGGATTCATCGTGATCCCGTGGTACTCCATACCAGCCTCGAGGACCATGAGCTTGCCCGCATTCTTTGACCCGACGAACTTGTCGACCTCCTTGCGAACGCGCTCACGCTGAGAGTCTTTCAGCAGGCCGGCATTGTGCGTAATGAACCCCGACGACTGCATGCCGTTCTGGAACACCTTTCCCGCTGCCTCATCAGCAGCCATCGCGGAGCCGATCACGTCCCGACCAAACTGCACCGGGTGCAGCCCCGCAACGCCGTCGACGCCAAAGCCACGTATGTGCATGATGTCGTCCTCGCGAATCGAGCGCTGCTTTCCGTTCTCGGTGTACGTGTATTCCAGACGCCCCGAGTCACTGCGGCGCACGCGCATGTTTTGCGGCAAAAGAGGCAAAAGAGACACAACGCGCGGACCTATGCGGCGCTTTTCCACGAATGCATTACCGCGCAGGAGAATGCTCGCGACGACTTGATTGATGAAGCGTGATGGCGTCATTTCTCTATTCGGCCGCCGCGCCAGCAACCTGTACAGATCGTGGTCCTTAGCCAACTCGCGAGATCCGTCTGCCTTCGTGCGATATACCCGCAACGGCAGCGTAGCGACCGTCGTGGACAGCAGCCGCACGCAGGCCATGACCGCCGAGAGCTGGAGCGCTGCGTCAACGGTGACTGACTTTCCGCTGCTCGAGGTTCCCATCCACTCGCGCCAAAACTCGGCACTCGTCAACTGGATGGGCACACCGAGCCAGTCCAGCAGCGCAGCTCGCACTCGGCCCGGCTTCTTTTCCTTTGCCATTACACACCCGCCATAATTGGATTATCTGAAAAGCCGTCGCCATCCTCCGGCACGTGAACGGCCGCCCGGCTCAACGCGAGCACGGTCGCAACCGCAGGATCAATTCGACCCTTCTGTTTCGACTTCTTCTTGTCCGGCCTGAAGTTTCCATTCGAGTCAAACAAGAGGGACACGTTGCCGATCGCCGATCGCAGCGCCGCGTTGCCGCCATGGACGATGCGCTTGCTGTAGATCAGCTCCTCAAGCTTCTTGGATCCCGGGTACATGCCTTGCGTCGTCTGCGGAACATCGACCAGCGTGATTTCCTCCTCTGCAAGCTCATTGGCCAGATGCGTTGCGTTCCACGTGTCGTAGGCCAACTCGACCATGTCGAACATCTTTGCCGCGCGCAGGATCTGCGCTTTCATCGGCTTGTAATCGACGACGTCGCCCTCCGTTACGTGCAGCCATCCCTCCGACTCCCACCTGCTGTACGGTGCCGCGTCCGCATGTTCGGCTTCGTCCACCTTGGCGCGCGGACAATACGTCCACACAAGCACGTACCAATTTGGATCGCCATCCACAGGCGGGAAGACCAGAGAGAACGCCGTCAGGTCGCGCGTCGCAGAAAGGTCCAGCCCGCCGAAGCACCGCCGGCCCAACAGCTGGCTGATCTTCACTTCCGCCGCGCCTTTGTCCCACTGTGCGATATCTATCCAGCCTTCGGCGTCGTTGCACCAAAGGTTCAAGTCCTTCGTCTTGAAGTTCGCCAGCGCAGACGGCAGGGCCTTCGCCTTGCGAGCCATGTCACGCATGTAATCCAGGGTCTTTGACCGGCCCAGGCCTGGATTCGCCTTGATCCACACCGCCTCGTCGAACGGATCATCATCGTTGTCCAGCGTGTAGACGTAGCCGAAGAAGCTGTCGTCCTCTCGTTCACCACGCAGCAATGAGATCAGGTACGACCTGACCTCGGTGCAGATACCGTCGAGGATGAATCCCGCAGTGGTGATCGCGGAGAGCAGCGGCTGCTCCCGTGCACCGAAGCCTGATTCAAGAACGTCCCATTGTTCGCGCGACCGCTGCGCGTGCAGCTCGTCGTACAGCACGGCAGACGGGTTAAAGCCGTCCTGCGCGTCTGCGTTGCTTGCAATCGGCTTGAACACTGACGCCCCCGACTCGATCCGCTCCTGATTCTGTCCTTCAAAGATCCGGAACGACCGAGCGACGCCTGCTGACTTCCTTGCCCACTTTCGGAAGTTCTCAAACGCCGGTCTGAAGACCGTCATCGCCTGCTCGCGCGTCGTGGCAACCGCATACACTTCGGCGCCTGGCTCGCCGTCCATCATGAACAGGTACGCACCCTGCGGCGCCTTCCACGTCGACTTTCCGTTCTTGCGCGCAACCTCTTCGTAGGCACGCGTGAATCGCCGAAAGCCTGAGCCAGCTTTGCGCCAGCCGTACAGCACTGCGGTCCAGAACTTCTGCCAGGGATCGAGCAAGATCGGCTGCCCAGCGAGTCGCCCCTTCACATGGACGAAGTACTTTTCTATGTACTCGATCATGTGCCAGGCGTGAGCAGGGCTGAAATACAAACCTCGCTTTGCAGACGTCTGCAAATCTCGGTAGTGCCGCTCGACGGCCAGCATCACCAGCTCCCCGACCACCAATTCGCCACGCAGCACCGGCACGCCATACTCGCGGTCCCAGGTCTCCCACGCATGCTCCGGGGGGATGAGCTTTAGGCGGCGCTTGGGCGGCTTCGGCCGTGCTCGACGAGATCGCCGAACAGATCGTCCTGGCCGCCCTCCCCGATCTTGCTCTCCTTGAGCCGCGCCTCGACTTGAGACATTACCGTCATACATGCTTCAGGCAGATCCCGTTTGAGTTGCTCGGCGTTCTTACGCTCGTTGTAGCTGTGCGGGAGTTCGTAGCGGTTTCCGTCTTTGGAGATCGCGTAACGTCCTTCACTCTCGCAGAGCGCCCTGTCCTTTACCCATGCGCGGATGCACTCGACCAGAAGGGTGAGCTGCATGCCCGCCGCAGTGATGTCGCGTTTGCTGGCGATGAGCTGGTCGCACAGCCACATGTAAATGCGGCGCCATTCGGCATCGACCTTGATCGAGGGAGGCGGCGTCGGCAGGTCAACGCCGAATTTCGGCGAACGCCATGCGTCGGACCCACCCCCGCCCTGAATGACCCCCAGGGGAGGCTTTGTTTGATCCATCGTGACTCCAAATGTTGATGAGGGATCACGCGAAGCGTTTACTGTGCTTTCGATGCGTCAGAGGGGCTGCTATTTCACCCCTCCCCCCCTTTTTCGAACCTTTCCCATAAAAATTCGACTGGGCGCTCGGTCCCGACGCAAATGGCCGCGACTTTTGACCCCCCTTACCCCTTCCGGATCGCCCCGTGCAAACGTCTGCACCGCGCTGGCCTACCCGACCCGCCGTCGGTTGCCGAACGCCCCGTCCTCCCGCGCCGTCTTGCGCGAGTGGCAACGCCAGCACAGCGGCTGCCAGTTGGCGCGATCCCAGAAAAGAGCGCGTGCGGCCAGGATGCGATCTGCATCTTCCAATGCCAGCGCCTCCGCCAGCCGGTGTGGCACGATGTGGTCAGTGACCTCTGCGGCAGTCACCCGGCCCTGTGCGGAGCATTCACAACACAGCGGGTTGTTTCGCAGAAAGCCCTGGCTGGTCTTCGCCCAGCGATAACCGTACCCCCGGCTGGCGGCGCTGCCGCGCTCGCGATCCTTCTCGCGGGCGGCTTCCTGCTGGGCTGGCGCATGCCGCTCGCAATAGCCGCCGCCGCGCACCAGCGCTGCACACCCCGGATGCAGGCACGGACGAGGACGAGCTACAGGCATAGAAGCACCAAAAGAAAAGGCCCGGCGTGAGGGCCGGGCCTTGATGGTGGAGCGCTTATGACGCAAGCTCCGCAGGAATGTAGCGGATACTAGCAGGCGTCAGGCTACATCAAGTAATTCTAAGTGTTACCGCGTAAGCGTTCAGCGAGTGCCTTGCGCGCACGAAACCACTCATCAATTCTGAGGTCGGCTTGGGCGAGCCGTCGCTGCAAAGTGATCTTGGTGATGCCGAGCTCTTCGGCGATACCTTCGAGCGTACCTTCGGACGTATGCCACTTTAGAACCGCCGCCTTCAATTCTTTCGGCAATCGCGCCACCGCGTCGTCCGTGATCCCGCATTCGATGTTGTCGATCGGCACATGGGAACGCTTGCGGCCACTCTGCGCCACCGCGTCAGCCAAGCGCGCAAGCACGGACCCTCCAAAACGCGAGGAGCCGACGAGCTGCCATACGCCCCACTGATCGAGCCGGTCGCGTACCCACGGAATGCGCTGCACGGCGCTCACGATTGCTCCCCGTACCGCTCACGTTCAATGATCGCCTGCTGGATTCGGGAACGATACTGCTCTGCCGACTCACCCGGCCGCGCCGACCCTATGCCAACTTCACGCCCCTTCAGATCCATCAGCGCATGCGATGTCCACCAGGCCGGCCCGCGCGCCTGCTGCGCAGCAGGACGCGGCGCGGGAATCACAATCTCATCCTCCCACCGCGCGCCGTTCAACCAAGTCGCAGCATGCGGAATGAATTGTGCGGCGGCGCGCGTCGCGTTCCAGAATCGCACGTGCTTCGGCACTGCATCGATCGCCGCTTGCCGCTGTCGCGCTTTCAACTTGGACCATGCCCGCTCCGCATCCTTTTTGCAGACCTTCCTCGGCCACAGAGACCAGAACGCCGTGAAGTCCGGGCCTTCCGCCGCAGATTTTCGGCCCGCGCTCGCGGAATTTTCTTGCATGCTCAGAATAAATGCTGTCATGTGATATCTCAGCAGGTGAGAGGTTTCGATCATTGCTTCGTTGGTGAGATGGGTGCGAATGGGCAGAGCTCCCCCTACCCGCCTGTGGATAACAGGAGCAATGCCCACCCTTGCATTTGCCTCGCCGGAGCCGACGGTATGCATCAGGGCGTCCTGGCGGATGTACGCCCCAGGACTCGGCCAGACTGTCAGCACCCGTACAGGCACTCCTACCCGCGCTCTAGCCTTTCGCACCCACGCTGCCCCTTGGGATCGGTTTGGGGCACTGCACCGAGGGATAACCGCGTATTCAGCCTCTTCGTCCCTCGGCTGCAACCGCTCACGGCGGTTGACTTTGCTTCTTGATCTGCATGACCTCTCCATGGCGCCAGAATGGCTGGCGAGCGGGATCCGGACGCCCATTGGCGTCCAGTCGTGAAGGGTGATTGCGCGGCAGCGCCACCAGGTAGGCAACAGAACTACCGTCAGTGGTCTCAACCACAACGATCAAATCGTGGTCAGGCATGCGCCTACACGCGCCCTCGAAGTCGACTAGGCGCATGAGCTCGTCCCGGCTGTAATTCCGTTTTCCGCAATCGAAGTAGTGAGCCGGACCAGGCGGGCCACGACCGAGAGCCACCGGGGCGCGATCTCCATGCGAGCTCGGGGATCTCGCCGCTTCGCGATGCGCCGAGCGGGGGGCTCGGGGCGGCACATTTCCGAATAAGTCACGGGCCATCGCGCCGCCCTAAGTGCAGTTCATTCCAGCGCACTGAATGCGTAGGGGGCTCGGCTGCCTTCGTTGCGTAAACCGCCACGGCGCGCCACGCACCTCCCTCCGACACCATTGAGTGCACGCGTATAAGGCCAGCGGTGCGCAGCACGTAGCACGCAACGACTAGCTGTCGCACGGGCAAGCCGAACTCCGACGCCATCCGAGCGGCCGTACACGGCTCGACACTTAGCCGGGAAAGGATTCGCCTAGAAAGTTGACCGAGCGGTCTAGCCATACCCGGCGCTCCACCAATGAGGCTTGGGCTCAGTCGTCATCGTTGGTCTCCGCGACCCGTACCGTGACGCCCTGTTCAGCAGCGCGCTGCACATTGCGCACAAGGCGCAGGAGAAGCTGCACCTCTGCGTATGCGATCTCTGCGATTTCGTCCGCTTCGCGCGGAGCGATGCGCCGGTCCGCGATCGCCCGCGCCAGAGCACCCGATATAAGGCCGCCCTGCTGAGTCAGCTCGAATCCTTTCTGGACGATGGCTGTTATCTCGCACGGCCAGCGACCGCCTGTAGGTGGCGCGTCAAGCTCAATTGCGACCAGGCCGAAGCGCGCGCAAAGAGCCTTCAGCCAATCCAACGCGTACTCATCGGCGGCGCGATCCCGGAGCAAGTACTCGGTAATCAGCTCCGCGTCTTCGATCGACATACGCTCATGCGGCGCTGTGCCGTCGAGGCGCTTGTAAAGCGTCTTAGCGGCGATCTTGCGATCGCGATTGCCCGCTGCCCACACGCAGAATCCCTGCACGCCATCGGATGCGCGCCGCAGCGCGTTGTACAGCGCTCCGCGCCAATGGCCGCTACTGTGTCGCTTCGTCATGATTCCAACGCCTCACCGTTCAGCCGGGTGGGCAGCCGCCCTACTGCTGGCATCACCCGAAAATCAACCTTTTTTCTCGTATGCAGTGCTGACGCCTCGGCGTACGCTTCCCTCCACTGGCTTAACGAATGCGAAGGAGAGGCACTGTGAGTTCTAAGGTCATGAAAAACTTGGACGGCACCGAATCGGCGATCGCCTACAGCGCCATCGAGCGGCAGCTGCGCAATCGCCTTCGCCTGGCGCACCGGATGGTGATGGAGGAGACGGGCGCGGAGGCTCCGCAGGTAGTAGCGGCGGTGTTCGAACAGTTGTGCTTTCGATACGACGAGGCTCATCCACCGCTGACGCACTGACAGTCCCTTAGGGCAATAAGTCAAGCTGCCCCCTATCGCCTGAGTTCGGTCGTCGAAGTACCCACCACTCCACATCCGGGCAAAGCTCCTCGCACCGAACGCCAGTCAGGCGCTCGATAGTTGGGCAATGCTCCGGAGGAGTCCGCCGACCGTCGAGCTTCCATTGGTGCAATGCCCCTTTCGACACGCCGAGCTCGGTCGCTAGCCCTTGGGCCGAACCGTAAATCTGCGCCGCGCGGTCGAGCGGATGAATAGAAGAGGTATCCATAATGCCGCGAAGTATAGATTCTCTAGACTTTATAGGTCAAGAAACTCTAGCCCTCCGAGGTATAGGGATTCCATACACTGGCTTGATGAACATCGGCGAATGGATCCGCGCTGCGCGCAAGGCTGCAGGCATCAATCAAGAACAGTTGGGCGAGTCCCTCGGCGTCACCAAAGGCAACGTGAGCGCTTGGGAAAACAACCGCCACGAGCCCAGCTACTCACAAATGCTCAAAATTGCAGAACGTGCGGGCTGGCAACTGCCCTTGCCCGGGCTGTCGATGGGCATTGCTGATTGGCCGTTCCGCCGAATCACGCCGACGCAGTTGCGCAGCCTGCCTCCCGAAGAGCTTATTCGGGCTGAAGCGATGGTCGAAGTCGTCGTCCGGGAATGGGCGAGCAATCTCGACAAAAGCGACGGCGATCCTCTCCCGACCGAAACCCACGGTCGCTAAAGTTTGCCGCATTGGCAACGTCTACCACGGCGCGCCCTTTGGCCGCCGTTCATTTGTCCTCGATGTATCCGTAGACGACAGGCTCCGACAAAACTCTGCGAAAAATCGCTCGACGGTCTCACCGTCAGCACGCCCACGCCCTAAAGGTATAGAGTTCCTTGACTGAAAAAGGATAGTTTTTCTATACTCGCGCCGTTGTCCCTTACAACGGAGCCTCAGCGTGAACCCCTTCAAAGCCCCTGACGTCCCGATTTCTGCCGCCTGGTTGGCAGGCGCATTCGTCGACGAGATCCGCTCGTACCTTTTTCTGGTCCAGCGTCATTGCCTGACCTGCCGCCTGGTCGGCAGCATCCCCCACATCTTTCGCGAGTCAGAAACCCAGGCCTATCTGTCGGCACTGGTCGAATTCGCTGCGCGCGTCCTCCCGCTCGCCAATCTCCGCGATATCGAGTGCGCAGCCCTTGGCGCTCACCACGAAGCCCGGTTCCTGCTCCGCCGTACGTGGGCAGCAGTCAACGAACGCCGGAGGGGCTGAGCCATGGGCACCAAGATCAAGGCAACCGTCTACCTTTCACTTGCCGCAGCAGCCGTTGTTACGGGCATTTCTGCCCTGTTCTCGATCGCGCAGATCACGGTCAGCAACGACGAACGCTTGCTCAAGGCGGACGACGACCGGCGCGAGCGCATGATCGCTCGTGCATGCGAACCGAGGGGCAAGCTCTACCGCGAGCCCAGTTCCGGATCCTATGCCTGCGTTTTCACCAATCCCGACGGCCAATCGCTTATTCAAGACCTCCCCGACGCGCCCTATCTGGATGCGTGGGAGCCGGCGACTCCTGGCGCATACGTCGCCCGCAGGTGATCCCATGCGATCGCAACCATCCCGGGAAGACCTCCTCCTTGCCCTGCGCGAGGCCAATTGTCATCTCGACCTTGAGACGGCCATGTCCATCCCCGCCCTTGCGATCGCCCTGACCAACACGGCGGAATCGTTGGCCCGCCGCAGAGCTGCACCCATCAGGGACAGGCTCAAGCGCTACGTCGGCAGGGCCGACTGGCGCTCCCTCGCCGCCAATGACGACTAGAACCGGATCAATCATGACTACCTCACTCTCCGACAAGATTCTGCAGGCGCTCGCTCAGCACGGTCGCCTCAACACTCGCCAGCTCGCAGCAAAGATCAGCTGCGACACGAAGAAGACGACGCAACTGGTGAGCTTTATGCGCACCAGTAAGAAGCTCAGGACCGACGGCGAGATCGACGGACTCGCGGCTTACAGCCTTACCGACCTCGGCCGGTCCCTGATCCGGTCCGATAGCCCGGCACCGGCATCGAGCCCCCGCTCGATCGACGACCTCGCAGACGCCCAGATCCGCCCTCCCAAGGTCGCGACCAGCAAGCAGCAGCCAATCGAATCCCCACCGGCCCCGCACTCGCAACCTGAACCCGCCGCCGACATGTGGACGCCGAGCACGCGCCCGCCGATGCATACCCGCACGAAGGCGACGAAGTTCGGCATGCTCAGCACCGGGGAATTCCTGATTTTGATCGACGAGCGGGCGATCACCATCCCCGCCGCGGACGTCCCCGTCATGCGCGCGCAGCTCAATGCCGCACCGGCAGGGGTTGCGAAATGAACGCCCGCCCGATCGAACTGCGCGCCCAGGCGAAGCGCCAAATCTCCGCCGCACGCGCCTTTATCGCTTCGTTGCAAACCCTCGCACTGCGCTCCGGCGCTGCCGCCCTTGACCGCGACGAGCTCGCGCAACAGCTGCAGCGCCTGGAAGCAGAAACCGAAGGCCTTGCCCGCTCCGTCTATGCAGGCGCCGCGCCGGATAACCACCAAGCCTAGGACACACCATGACCGCCGAAACCACCGTCGCTGTTGTCACCGCGCAATCCGCCGATTGGGAACCCACGGACGATTCGCCCCGCGAGTATGTCGAGGCGATGTACTCGCGCGACGACGTCATTCCGTCCAAGACCAACCCGCGTAAGCGCTTCGATCAGGAGGCCCTGCAGGAGCTCGCCGGCAGCCTCCGAAAGCACGGCATCCTGCAGCCGATCCTCTGCCGCGCCCACCCCACCGAGGCCGGCAAGCTGGAGCTCATCGCGGGCGAGCGCCGTTGGCGCGCGGCAGGGATAGCTAAGCTGGCACAGGTGCCGGTCCGCATCATCGTCGTCGACGACCTCGAAATGCTTGAACTGCAGGTGATCGAAAACCTGCAACGCCAGGACCTGCACCCGATTGAGGAAGCGGAGAGCTATGAGGCCTTGCTCGCGGCGAACAAGGACAACCCCGAGTACGGCGTCAACGAAATGGCGCTGCGCCTCAAGAAGTCCCGCGCCTATATCTACGCCCGCCTGAAGCTGTGCGACTTGCAGCCGGAGGCACGCACAGCGTTCTACGAGGACCAGCTCACCGCCTCCGTCGCGCTTCTCGTCGCGCGAATCCCGGTGCGCGAGCTGCAGCTCAAAGCGCTGCATGAAGTGACCACCGGCGAAACGGAGGAGTACTACTCGGGCGATGAAGGCCCCATGTCTGCCCGCCGAGCAGCTGAGCATATCCAAGACAACTACATGCTCGAGCTCAAGCGCGCGGTGTTTCCGATCGCTCAAGCCGACCTGATGCCCTCGGCCGGCGCCTGCACCAGCTGCGTCAAGCGCACCGGAGCGCAACCGGAACTGTTCTCGGATGTGGAAAGTGCAGACGTCTGCACGGACCCATCGTGTTTCGAACAAAAGAAGCAGGCCCACGTCGCCAAGCTGACCGAAGCCGCCAAACAGGCGGGCCAGAAAGTCATCCAGGGAAAGGAAGCGGAGAAGATTTTCCCGGGCGAGCATACGTACCCTCGCGGCTACGTAAAGCCCGACGCGAGCTCCTGGCAGCACAGCACGGGCGGAAAGTCCTATGCGGAGGTCCTCGGCGACGATCTGCCCCCGACCGTGATGGTCGAGAATCCGCACAGCGGCGAGCTGATCGCCATGGTTCCGGAGAAAGCGATTCTCAAAGCACTGGCAGACAAGGGCATCACGTCCAGCCAGGACGCACACCGGGAACGGATGAAGAAAGAGGAAGCGAAGGCTAAGCTTGAGCGCGAGTCGCGCCGGGGGACGCTCGAAAGCATCCACGCCGCAGTATCGGAACGCATCAGCGCGGGCGAGACGCTCAAGCATGAGGATTTGCTTATGATCGCGCAGGCTTCCGTGGCGCGGCTGTGGAACGATCACAGGCCGACCGTATGCCGCCTTTGGGGATGGGATCCAAAGAACCACGATGAGGTACGAGCCGGCGTCGACGGGCTCTCCGCTGGCCAGCTAGCCCTGCTGCTCATGGAGATCGCGATCGCGCCTGAACTGGCGGTCAATTCCTATTCCACCAACGAGCCGACCTACCTCAACGCGACGGCGGAGCGCTACGGCGTCGATCCCAGCGCCGCCAAGAAGGCGCTCCGCGCTCAAGCTCGGGAAAAGGCCAAGCCGAAGGCGCAAAAGGCCACGAAGCCTGCGGCGAAGAAGGCAGCTGACAAGGCGCGGCCCGACCAGGCTGAAGATACGACGGTGGCTCAGAGCGACACCACAGCGCCGAAGGCGGCAAGCACGCGCGCAAAGAAGGCCGCTTCGCCCACGAAGCAGTCCTCACCGGCTCCCACCGCAGGGGACACCACGACCGAACAGACCGACGCGCAGCCGGACGTCAGCGCTACCGCCGCCACTGCGACCGAACAATCGCCCACGCCTGCGAAGAAGCCCGCAAAGCGCGCGCGCAAGGCCACCACGTCGCCGTCCGCAACTGGCGGAGCAACTCAGGGCGTCGATGACACCAAGGTCCCGGCCAGTCCCATGCCGATCGAGGACTCCTTGCAGCTCGGCACAGATGACCAATTGCCTGACACCGAGCCCTACACCTGGCGCTTCCCGAGTCGAGCTGACTGAGGAGTTACTAATGCACATCGCTATTCAACAGCAGCCCGACCAATTCGGGCCGATGCAACGGCTCAACGCCCTCGCCGCCGAGGCACTTGCGCAGTACCACGCCGAGATCCGCGCCGGTGGCGAGCCGGCTTACCCGACCTGGGTCGACGACGTCGCCTCCGTGGCGGACGAACTCGCACGCGTCCGAGACAACATCGCAGCGCCGCAGGAGCACTGATATGCAAAGCAACCAAACCAGAAATTCAGGTCGCATCAAGAAGTCATGGAGCTACAAGCAACTGACCGAGGCAACCGAAGCCAGAATACGCAGTGACGCTAGCTTTTTGAAGCGTCATTTGAAAGAGCTTCAAGACCCGCGTGATGCCCATCGCACTGTTATGCAGGTGTCTAGCTGGTCCCATGGCGCTTTCCTACTATGGCTTTGCTTGACCTCTGGATGGCAACAAGAAGGGGATGAGAAGCGCCTCAGAGAACTCGTCGACTCTGTCGGAGACGTCAATGCGTGAGCGCCCGATCCTGTTCAGCAGCGCCATGGTGCGCGCGCTGCTGAAAGGCACGAAGACGCAGACGCGGCGAATCGTGAAGACGCAACCGCCCTCACCCAAGGATGTTCACGCACTGGCCGGCATCGACTACAGCTGGATCGCGCCTGATCCCCCCGGCCTCGACTATCACCGTCCCGCTGGGCCGGTGTGGGCGGTGCGTGAGCTCATGGGAAGGGAGCCGCAACTACGATGCCCCTACGGCCAGCCGGGCGACCGTTTGTGGGTGCGCGAGACGTTCGTGCAAGGCTTCCCGTATGACTCGGTGCAAGACCGCCACCTTCAGTATGACGAAGACGGCAACGAACTGCAGATGAAGACGTGGTATCGCGCGACGGACTCGGGCATCGGCTGGGCCGATGACGACGGTTTCGAAACAAACGTACCGTGGCGCCCCAGCATCCATATGCCGCGCGCGGTATGCCGCTTGGTGCTCGAGATTACCGGGGTGCGCATCGAGCGCCTGCAGGATATCAGTGAGGCGGACGCGATCGCCGAGGGCTGCACTAACAGCTTGAATCTGCCCGGAGGCCGATTCGCCAGAGAGAACTTCGCGCACCTATGGTGGACGATTCATGGCGATGACTCATGGGAGTCTAACCCCTGGGTTTGGGCCGTGGAGTTTTGCGTCCTGGCCAACCCCGAAGGCAAGCATGGAGGCGGCGATGGTCACGCTGCATGAGGACCAACTGCGCGAGCTACTCGAGGAGGCTGCTCGACGCGGCGCGCACACCGCGTTTGAGGAGCTAACGCTATACCACCTGAAGGACGCTTGCGCGCGCCTCGGGATCAGCTACAACACCCTGAAAAAGCGGATCTGCGAGGGCAAGATCCGCTCCGTGGATGGGCGCATTACGGGAGCCGAAATTAGGCGCTACCTTTCGCTGATTTAGCTGCCGCTCGAATAAGCCACGCCATCGCGATGGACCACAACTTCCCGAAGCACATAACAAAATCCGCGCGCAGATCACCGCCTCCAAAGGTCCATCGCTTTCCCGGGAATTTTTTTGGCAGTTCGAAAAAGCTTTGCTCGATGGGCTTCCACACGTCGGGGTTGGATGCGAGCGGTTGCAATTGATTGACGAGGCGGGCAAGTTGTTTTATGTCGCCCGCGTCGATGCCGCTCTCGTCTCGATGCGCTAGCTTATTGCGCATCTTTCCGACGTGATGCATCACCGCAGCCAATGGGACCGGCAGCCCGGCAACAGCAGCGTATCCAAGTTTGTCCCCGAAGTTGCGCGGCTCGCCCACGAATCGCTTCACCTCCGGCTGCAGCAGCGCATCGCGTGCGACCTCCAAATACGTCTCGATAAGCAGATGCAGGCGAAGAACGGTTCCCAACTCATCGTCCGTTTCGGCCGCACGCAGGAACGTCTCGTAGTTCAAATCCAACTTGCCAAGATCCAAGTCAGAGATCATCAGATTTTTCCGCAGGTGGGAGGGATGACGTTACCCCAATCGATCGGCAATGCTTGAGGCGTGAGGGTTGTAGTAGACCATGGCCATCTTCGGGTCGGTCCAACCGAACATTTTGCAGAGGTCGAGGACGTCGATCTTTTTGGAGATCATCGTCGCCGCAGTATGTCGGGTGTCGTGGAAAGTGAAGCCATCTAACTCGGCGCGCTTGCGGTACTTTCGGAACAGCGCATCCAAAGACGCAGCGCGGACACCAAACACCAGCTCATCATCCCATCCCCTCATCCGCGCCAGAATCGCCAGCGCTCGGGTCGACAAGGGTACATCGCGAGGCCGATCGCTTTTCGTGTCAGGCAAATGAACATGCTGATTATGCACGTTTGCCCAGGTGAGCCCGCATAACTCCCCGGCCCGCATGCCGGTGCGAAGCGCTAACAGCATGCAGTTGGCCACGGCCTGGCCCATACTCGCAACACGCGAGCGCCGGCTATAGCCCATCGTGCGCAGCATGGCCCGCACCTCCGACATACTGATGACGCGATCGCGGTGTTTTCCCTTCGAAGGCTTGCGGATCCCTCGGCACGGGTTGACGTCGACCCACTCCCACTCGAGACGTGCGGCTTCGAACACGGACGCTAGCAAACTGAGCTCGCGAAGCACGGACGACGGACCAATTTTTTTCGAGCGAGCATCTCGGAATGCGGCTACGTGTTGGGAGGTCACCTTAGAAATTGGCAAATTCAGCGGCAGAAGGTAGCTCTCGAACGCTGCTAGGCGGACCTGTTCCCACCTCTCGCCCTTCCGGTGGGGAGATACCTCATCGCTGTATTTGCGCAACGCTTCGCGCAGCGTATGTAGGTCGCCGGCGGGCTTCGTAGCGTGGTCGCGGATCTCCGCTTCCCGTCGCGCCGCCCACTCGACCGCCTCGCGTCGTGTTGGGAAGGTGTCGCTGTCGCGAACACCTGCCAATTTGATTTGAGCGCGATAGCCTTTTGCGGTCTTCTGGATGCTTGCCAT